TGAGACTTTTATGGCAACAACTACCTAGCCCTATAATTACAGAGATATTATGTAACTCTACATTTGATGGGGTTGTTTTTGATCTTGAACATGGATGCTTTAATAATGAAACATTATATAATTGTATCCAAGTAAGCCTACTTAAAAACAAACTATGTTTTATTAGAGTAACTTGGTTAGATAAAACAATTATTCGAATGAGTTTAGATGCAGGTTGTTCAGGAGTTATATTTTCTACAGTAGAGCAGTATGCCCAGGCTAAAGAGTTGTATAATTATTGCTTTTATCCTCCCGAGGGTAATCGTGGTCAAGGATTAGTCAGAGAGAATAGGTGGGGTGAAAAGGATTTTGAGAAACGGCGACCTATAATTGTTGCCCAGATAGAGAATGAACAAGGAGTTAGAAATATTGATCTAATCTCCCAGGTAAATTTTGATTATTTTATGGTCGGTCCTTATGATCTATCTGCAAGTTTAGGCTGTATCGGTGATTTTAATTCTTCTTTATATATAAACGCTATAATGGAACTAAAGACAAAAGTCGGTGACAGGATAGGTTATCATATTGTGAAAGATATTAAATCTCAAATTGAAATTTATAAAGATTCAGAATTTTTAGCTTTAAGTATGGATGCACTTTTTCTTATTAATGGCATACACGACATTGAAATGATACTAACTGAAGGTAAATAATTTTAAATATGAAATATGTAGTAACTGGAGGAGCTGGATTTATTGGTAGTACTTTTATAGATGAAGTCTTAAAGCAAGATAAAGAATTAACAGTAATTTGTATAGATGATTTTTCAACTGGTTTTGTAAACAATATTCCTCAGTCATTTAACGTTAAAGTTGTAAATGTTGATATCTCTACACTAACAGGTAATAATGAAAATACTGATAAAGTAAAAAAAGAGGTTGAAGGAGCAGATTATATGTTACACTTTGCAGCTAAAGCTAGAGTACAACCTTCAATAGAAAATCCTATTGAATTCAACAATACAAATGTTAATGGTACTCTTAATTTATTAGAGATATGTAGACAGGTAGGTATAAAGCGGTTTGTTTTTAGTTCCTCTTCTTCTATATATGGAGATACAGATATATTTCCTACACCAGAAACAGCTCCGATGTCACCTTTAAGTCCATATGGATTACAAAAGTTAATAGGAGAACAATATTGTCAGTTATATTCTACTATACATGATTTAGAGACAGTGTGCTTGAGGTATTTTAATGTATATGGAGATAAAATGCCTACATCAGGAGCATACTGCTTAGTGATGGGTGTGTTTGCTCAATTAAAACAACAAGGAAAGCCCCTTACTATATATGGAGATGGGGAACAACGGAGAGATTTCACTTCTGTAGAAGACGTCGTCCAGGCAAACTTGTTGTCATGTACTAGTGATAAAGTTGGTAAGGGAGAAATTATTAATATTGGTAATGGCAATAATAAATCAGTGCAAGATATTGCTGATATATTTAGAGGACCGTTTGAATATAAGCCTAAGCGATTAGAGCCTTTTCAAACATTAGCAGACAATACTAAAGCGCGAGACCTATTAGGGTGGAAGCCTACTGGTAATGTAGAAGAGTGGTTAAGTAATTATATAAATGAAAATTTGCGCGACAATACCAATTAAAAGTAATTCTACTAGAGTAAAAGATAAAAATTTTAAGCTTTTAGGAGGTAAACCTTTATATCAATATATTATTGATCATTGTATAAAGGCACAATGTTTTGATAGTATATATGTTGATACGGATAGTGAGGATATAAAGCAGTATTGCTTTAATAATAAAGTAAAATGGATACAGCGTAAACCAGAGCTTACTTTAGATACAGCAAATGGTAATGATGTGTTTCATTATGATATTGATTTTATAGAAGATTATGATTATTATTTTCAATTGTATGCTACAGCACCTTTTCTTAAGCCACTGACTATTCAAGCGTGTGTAGATAAATTAACACATAGCTCTAAACATGATTCTATACTTACAGCTACAGAGGAGTACGGTTGGTTTTGGCATAAAGATCAGCCTGTTAATTATCAGCCTAATATCCTCCCTCGATCTCAAGATGCTACACCAGTAATTAAGGAGACAACAGGGCTATACGGTATATCTAAAAGAGCTTATGATAGGTTTAAATGCAGGGTAGGTGCCACTCCATATTTCTATATAATAAACGATAGAAAGGAGTGTATTGATTTAGATACGCATGAAGATTTTACTATAGCAAATAGTTATGCCGAATAACACGATATAATCATGGTTGTATTTGATGTAGGAGCTAATAACGGGTACACCGGGTGGAAGAAGCTATATAGGCTAACTAGAGAGAAACCATGTCTCACCAGTGAAGATAAAGTATATGCATTTGAGCCTACTCCGCAGCTAATAGACCGGTTTTTAAGAGTATTTGAACGTGGTGCTCCAGATAATTATATAGTAGTTCCTAAAGCTGTTTCTCTTAAAGACGGAATAGCCGATTTTCATCTAGCTCATAAACGTCCCGGTTGTAGCTCTTTGCATGAATTTGATCCAAATGATAGTTGGAAGGAGAACTTCAAGATGTATGAAACAATTAAAGTAGAGACGATAAGATTAGATACCTTTATTATATCTAATAATATAGATACAATTGATTATCTACATTGTGATGCGCAAGGTAGTGATTTAGATGTTTTAAAATCACTCGGAGATAAAATAGATATTGTACGTGGTGGCCGGGTCGAAGCACATCATGTAAATACTCCATTATATAATTATGATAATTCTATTAATAGTATTGTCAGTTTCTTAGACGACCACGGTTTTAAAATTCGAAAACGTGATCTGCTTTTAAATACCAAACAACAAGAAACAGATATTCATTTTTCCAACCCCGGGCATCGAGACAATCAACACTGATGAATAAAATACCTACGGTATGTCATTTAAGAGGGGAAAAAGACTATTGGAATAAAAAATGTTTTCATTCAACAGTATCGGAAGAATTTGATGTTTTTTTTAAAAATATTGTAACAGATTGGGATAATTTTTTAAATATTTCTTATTTTGATTTTCGTAAAAGAATAAGAGATGTAGTTATTAGTCGATTAACTTCTATTTTTGATATAGTATTATTAGATGATGAGGAATGTAAAGAGTTTTTAACTAAAAATCAAAATATTATATTTTTTCAACAAGATGACGATGATATTTTTTTAGAATTACCTAAAACTAAATCTGGTTTAAATATTTTTGAATATTTTCATATTGATGCTAATACTCTGCGACGTGAAGCACAATATAATAAACGAAAAAACTTTAAAAATAATAAACTTCGAAAAATCCAATCTAATCATATTATTATTAATAATAAAAATACAGCAATTGATTTGAATTTATATGAAATGTGGAACGCTGGTCATACGACGTATGATAATATTATTCCTTCTTGTAGTAAAAGACATATACATTTTCATATTTCAAGTTTCTCTATACACTTTTATCATTTATGTAGCTTATCTGCATTATATAGTGTTTTTAAAAAAAATAAATATAATCTTTTATCTTCTGATGAATTTATTATTCTTGTGAAACAATATATTAATAGTCTAAATACTTTCTCAATTAATGTTCCACTAATAGTCGACTTTAAAAAAATATATAATAAATTATTAGTATGATTCCTTTAGAAAAAATTGGGATTAATTGTGAATAATATAAATATAGCTTTATGCTTATCTGGCTTATCATCAAATTATAAGTTAGGCGTTAAAACTCTATCTAATATAAAACAATGGATAAAACAGTATGATATAAATGTAGATATATTTATACATTCGTGGGAGGATGTTTTAACTCAAGAGTATATTAATTTTTATAACCCTACAGATTATAGAATTGATCATATTGATGAATTAGATAATGTTATTGATTTTTTTTCTAAAAAACATGTTACCTTTAAAGATTTATTAAGTAAGGATTTTATTAATAAAATAAAACATACTAATTATACATGTTTATCTCAGTTTTACAGTATGAGTGAATGTCATAAATTACGTCTTAAAACCGGTAAACATTATGATATAGTCATACGGTCGAGATGTGATATTATACTTGATAATTTTATAGGCGGAGTTAATCGAGTATTAACTAAGCTTAGTAAATATGATAATGATAAAAAAACAAATTGTACAAATATCTTATATGTTCCGTGGGTTCGTTCTGATGAAAAAACAAATACACATACAGATTGGTGTATTATGTTAGGCAGACCGTATGTATTTGATAGAATATTTGACTTATTTCCTTATTGTCTTAATAACGTACCTAAAATTGATGGAAGCGAACATACGATAATGTATAATTATTTGGTATCACGTAATGTGAGAGTGTGTGGTAATATACCATTACATTATAAATTAATTAGGTCTTAACTCGAGGTAATAATCATTTTATCGTTGATCGTAGCATCTACTCGTTTTGGTGGTTTTTGAACATAACCTGGAGGGAATAATTTTATGAGTTGGTTTTGTATATTTTGGTGTTCTGTCTTTATATCCTGAAGTTTACAGTAGATTGAAGATATTTTAGCTATAAACTTATCTTTACAGTTTTCAGTATTAACTACTCTTGTATATCTGCTATTAATTCCAATTAAATTGACTTTATTTCGTATTAATAATTCACCTATTCCAGCGGTGCGCCATAATTTTTTGAATTTTTCAGCTACAGGTATATCGACATCTAGATCCCTTATTTCTTCGAATATTTTTAAGGTTGTATCGAACCATTGTTCACAAAAAATATGTGCTACGTCTCTACTATATAGTGCCCAATGATCACTTATAGTTAATCTATCAAATGGTCCTATCCATTTTACTTGTATTTTTTCACCTCGAGGTAAATTATACTTGGTTTTTACGGTTTTATAATCTTTAAATTCTCTATAATAAGCTGTAGTGTTTTTAATTAAATTTGAACTAAACTCAACATCCGCGTATAAATTAATCTTTTCTTGTATATACTCTTTTTCAGTTTCATAACATTCTTTATTTTTAAATACAAAATCAGTTTTTTGTGTTACTACAATATCAAATTTAATATTGTGTACTTTTTCATATTCTTTTAACAGTTTATATGCTTCTTGTTTACTTACATATTGTCCGTATCTATAACTTAACGGTTCCATTTGCTCAGGACGGACTGGTTTATGTTTACCGCTTTTAACTTTTTTAATTTTAGGATGATAGTCCCGTACAACATCATATAGAATATCATAATTATCTAGTTTTAATACAGTTATGTCTTTTTCAAGATCTTTTGTAAGATCTAATTTTTCATAATCTTCAATAGGACAATTTGGGACATAGCTTATATCTTCCCACATATGAGCAAAGTAATATGTTTCAATATCTGGTATAGTGTATTCTTCTTTTATAAATTTCCACGTATAATTTATAAATCTTGGTTGACCGTATATTAATACTGCTAAACGCTTCATATCACATTAATAGGTTCGGTGAGAGCGACGTGTCCTCTTCACGCTAAATAGTTTTATAAGTTGGTTTTGTATGTTTTGGTGTTGTGTATCAACATCAACCCCCTCTTCACAGTGAATATTTATTTTTTGTATTGAGAATTTTTCTTTACAATTATCAGGATCGATTAATCTTTTAAATCTTTTTTTAATTCTTATTAAATTAATTTTGTTTCGAATTGTTATTTCACCCAAACGTAGACCCTTTGGTCTTGTGCTGTGATGATATTTCAACTTCTCACGAGCAGAGATCCCTATATCTAATGCTTTTAATTCTCTGAGTACTTGTAGACATGTATCAAACCATTCAATACAATAGCGGTGAGCTACATCACCACTACATAATAACCAATGATCATTTAATCGTAATCTATCAAAAGGGGTTTTGTATTGTAAGCTTACTAGTTTATTATAAGGTATCTTATATGCATCTACCATATTATTATAGGTTGAATATTCTTTATATTGTCCGCTTACATTTTTTAATAAGTTTGAAGTTATGTTTATATTTTTATATAAATTAATCTTTTCTTGTATATACTCTTCTTCAGTTTCGTAACATTGTTTATTTTTATATACAAAATCAGTTTTTATTATTGCAACAATGTCAAATTTAATATTATTTTTATTTTCATATTCTTTTAACAGTGTATATGCCTCTTGCTTACTTACATATTGCCCGTATCGATAACCTAACGCTGGTATCTTATCAGAACTGACGGAGGTATATTCATTAAGCATAATCTCTGTTATTTTAGGATGAAAATCTCGTATAACATCATATAGAATATCGTAATTATCAATTTTTAATAACGTAAGATCTTTTTTTACACTACCCGGTAGATTTAATTTTGTATATTGATTATCGATACTGTTTTGAGGACTGTAACCAACATCTTCCCACATATGAGCAAAGTAATATGTTTCAATATCTGGTATAGTGTATTCTTCTTTTATAAATTTCCACGTATAATTTATAAATCTTGGTTGACCATGTATTAATACTGCTAAACGCTTCATAAATTTATAATTTTTTTGTACACCAAACAACGTTTTTATATTTTTTTAAAGTATATTCATACACTTCTTTATTTTTCCAATAATTATTACACCATAAATTGACTTTTCTATCCAGTAAAGCACCGGCGATAGCTACATGTAGTCTATTAGTATTAATAATTTCATACCGTGATAAATATTCAAGCATTTTTAGACAGCGTGATATTATTTCTTCTTTACTTAATTTATAACTAATACTTCCAATTGATATATCTTTATTATTTTGTGGTATAACTATGTCAGTTTTCTCTACATCAGTTCTAAAACAATTACCTGTACCGGTGCCTTTTCTTATTTTATATTCATCTATATTATTAATATAAAAAGCCATATCCTTCGAAATAAACACATTGTTCTTATTTCGAATCACACTACGTACATACTGATATGATTTTACTTCTCTACAAATAATTTTAACATTATCATCTAATCTCTTAATTAAACCATCTTCATCTTTTATAGTATGTGGCAATAGAACAATGTTATGTTTCTTTATATTTCTTTTTAGAAACTTATAACAATTCTTATATAATCCAATTAAGTTTCCTCCACCTCCAAAGAATATTGTATGCGGTAACATAACGATCTCATTGTTTGCATAATTTCTTTTTAAAAATCGGTTTTTGTCGTCAGTATTTCCCCCAGCTGCATAAAATAAAATTTTATTTTCATATACATGCCCGTATGGTTTATGGCTTATCGTGTAATCTAACCCTACTTTATCAAAAACGTTAAACGTACCATAGCTAATAAGACCGTCACCTATATTACCGGGATTAATAATATAAATTATTTTTTTATCTTTATATGATTTAAGAAATTCAAAAATATTTATTTCATTCATATTTTTAAGGAAATGAATCCGGGTATAATTTTTCTTTACGATCAAAATCAATGATCTGTGGGTGACAGCTATAACAATTCACAACAATAACGTCTCCATAATTTCGCATTTTTTTTATATAACGGTTATCATAATTAAATCCAAAAATTATAGAGTGATCTTCTGCCTTTATCATATTTAAAACTCTTGCATTATTTAGACATTGCGCTCGTTGAGCTGATATTTTTGCTTTCGATAAACTAGTTGCTAGCAAAGCTACTAAAATAAAAATAATACTTATGATAATTAATAGTTCAATAATTTTCATACAAATAAATAGCTGTATCTCTTCATTCCTGTATCTTCTCCGCTATATAATTTATCACACTTTAAATTTAAATGGTCATTAATCCATTTTCTAGAAATATGGTTAGAATTATAATGGTTAAATCTCCATTCTGTATGTCTCGGCTTTATAATATTTTCATTAACAAAGGTATGTATATTTTTTATACCTTTATAATTATCTATATTAACGATGTGCTTGTGACCGTAACCTCTAATCTTCTTTACATTATCATCTAATCTCTTAATTAAACCATCTTCATCTTTTATAGTATGTGGCAATAAATTTAATGCTTTAAATTCTTGTGTTATAAATTTTTCAGTACTCAAGTGTCTATCTAAAAATTTTTTTTGTTTTAATAGTATACTACCGGTATTATTTGTGTTTTTTAATAAACATATTAAATCACTATTATTAGGACTGAATATAAATTCATCTAAATCAAAAAATGCACACCATGTTATTTCATCAGAGAAATTGTCTATTAAATGATTTATCGCTTCAGGTTGTCCGTAGAAAATTTCATTATTTTTATCTCTTGGCTCCCATTTAATATATGTTATATAGTTTTTATATTTTTTTATAATTTCTTTAATTACTTCACTTGGTTTTTCTTTTATTTTAAATCCATATTTGTTTAATCCGTTAATCTTGTAACTCACCCACAATTGATCGTGGACATCCGGCTGTCTGCCATGACAATTAGTATTATCATATAAATAAAATTGAGTAAATCCTAAATTAATATAATAAATTAAAAATTCTTCTAACCATTGTACGTTTTCATGTACATTAAAGACGGTATGAAAACCTAAAAAGTGTTTTTTTACTTTTTTATCCACCATGATGCCCATTCTTCTTCAGTAAATTTAGGTTTTTTATTTATTTTTTTTAGAAAAGCATTAATACATTTTACATTTTCTGGCCATTTTTTTTCATTATAATCATGTCCGCTATATATACCACTTGATTTTAATTTTTTAAACCAGCTAAAAAGAGTCTCTATGTTTTTCTGTCCCTTATGTGCATATCCATCGATGTAAATAAAATCAAAATATTCATCTTCAAATAAATCAATTGCTTCTTCAAATGTACTTCGAAGTACAAATGTGTTTTCTTTATTAAGTCGATGTAGTGCGTCATAATATTCTTTTACATCGTGTCTGTCGTTCCATTTATCTATACAAAAGAATTTTTTAAATTTAAATTTTATAAGTTCGTGACTAAATCTACCACCAGCGACACCTAATTCTACTCCTATAGGATGCTCGGCTTGAATTAATGTTGGTAATTCATCTCTTTTCATTTTTCATACTGGTAGGGTTTAATAATTTCTTTATATTGGTCCTTTAAGGGTATATCAGAATCTGCTAATACTCTTACATGAGGTCTATCTAATATACATTGCTTTGTATCTTTATTAGCGATTTTTAAAAACCTATTAGGTATAATCATTCTATCTATATACTCAAACCCTAGCTCAGCTGCATTTATACCATATAATCCTAAGACCTCTCCACATACGAGTTCACCAGCTGCCCAATTAATATCAATACCATCTTTTAATAGAAATTGTTTAGATTTTTCGATCATAATTATAATAGTATTAATATATTGCTTCATACTTAATAGCATTTCTTGCCCTGATCCTAATATATACCAATCTTTCATATGTAAATATTGAGTTTTAGGATTATAAATGTCATTTATACCTTTGTTTCGTCTTTTTGCATATATTTTTTTATTTAAAAAAGAAAATTGTTCATATTGAGGTCTTTTTATAGGTTGATGATCAGTATGATCACCAGACACGTCTTTAGCACCTTCCCATATTAACAGATCTCCAAACTTACAAAATATACCTTTTTCTTTTTTATGCAATCTATGATAAAATAGTTTTTTATCTGTTATATAATCCCTTTCATTATTATATAAATCTGGAGTGACAAATAATAAATCAGTTCTTATTCTAAAAATATAGTCGTAATCCTCTTCTATTAAATTTGCTCCATGATCTAATGATACAAATTGACCGAGATAATATCGTAGGTGTTCCGGTTCACATACTTCGAATATACTCTTAGATAGATTTAACGTCTTTATTAAATTACCTTTTAACTTTTCTATTATTTTAAATACTTCTTCCTCTACTTTTTCTAAAGACGTATAATCAGTAAATAAATATTTTTTCGGTTTGTAAATAGATACTATTTTATCTTTGATCTCTTGTGTTAAATCATATCCCGATTCCCAGTCGTGGTGCCCATATGCTACTTTATCCCAAAAATGAAAATAATAGTCAGTTGTACATCCATCGAAAGTAGTTTCTTGTATAATACTCTCGTAACTTAAATCCCAAAATCGGGGTTGCCCATATAATAATACTGCTAACTTCATTTGATAAAATCTGTCAAATTACCCCAGTCGTGCTTTTCATAGTGATAGTCTTTATTTATTATTTTTAATAGATCTTTATGCTCGGGGTGCTTTATGTCAAAAATATTGTGCTCTTTAAACTGATTATCTTTAAATGTTCCCCAATTAAATATTCTCGATGTGTAGGAATCAAAATTAAATTGTTTTGCTATTTTAATAAATTGAGGTATGCTCTGATAATTGTTTTTTTGTACACACATGTCTAATCTAACCCATGGTAAATCAAGAGATTTTATAAAAGTTAAATTGTTCATTAACCGATCCCAATCTCCTCCTACTCTGACTTTATCATAATGCTCTTTTACACCAGCATCTAGACTAATAATAGTACATATTTTTAATGTATGTATATTTTTTAATTTTGCCCATCTTTGTTCATCCCAAAGTACTCCATTTGTTTGTAATGTTAATTCAATCTTAGGGTTAAGTCGTGGATTAATTTTTTTCATTAATTCAAAAAACGACGGTGATCCAAAAGGATCCCCGGAACCTGTTATATTAAGATTCACTGTATGGGGTTTGCTGTGAATCATTTTTAAAAGTTTATCGTTAATTTTTAATACTTGTTTATATTGTCGTGGGAAGTTTTTTTCGTTATAAAATATTTTTTGCTTTCTGCAACTAGGACATTCTAAATTACAAGACCTATCATAAGATAGATTAATAGTGTGTGGTAGATCGGATATATCTAATTCCCATTCTACGATTTGTTTTAGTTTTTCACCATGTTTTCCGTTTAATATATCAGTACGTTTTGGTAGTGTTTTATTTTGAATCATAGGACATTCCTCCTTACTACACATACTAAAAGAACCATCTAGGATAGTTCGCCGAAACGCCTTACTACGCTCACTATTCCATTCTTTTGCGAAATCTAATTCTGGAGTAATGTCTCCTATTTTGTTGAGGTTAACCCACCGCGGACAACAGTTATATAAAGCCTTTTCTTGTACTTCTAAAAACGTCCATGGCCGATCACAAAACCTAGTTGCAAGATCATCTGACATGTATAATTAATTACAAGAATAAACATTTATTTCAATAGCAATTATGACAGCAACTAAGACTAAGACTAAGACTAAGGCAAAGACTAAGAGAGCTACAAAAAAACTTAACGAAGTTGCAGAACCAACTATCGATAGTGACGAGATAATTCTTGAAGATGTATCTGTTCATTTTAACGGAGTCGAGTATAAGCCGGATAAAGAAGATGTACAAGAAATTACATTTTTAGGCACAAAAACATTACAAGCAAAAATTAAACCTAATCTTTCAGTTTTTTGGAATCCTTTAATATGGGATTGGACTAAAGGATTAGATAAAGAAGCATACGAGACAAAATATAAACGTAAGTGTCAGTCTGTTTATTTTAAAGAAAAGGTCTTTCTTGTTGAAAAATCAAAAATTAAAAAAGGTATTGTTAACGACGAGTTTGTTGACACAGCCGAGCTTCCAATTGGTATTGTTGTTTATTGGTCACCTGATACTGAAACATGGGACATGTTAGGTTATAAAGAAACTCTCCTACGGTAATGATCTTTAATGCTGGATACATTATTTGATAAAATATATGTAGTATGGGGACGTGATCCAGCTCGAAAAGAATATATACAAAATCATTTTAACCAATGTAGTATTGAAAATTATAAGTTTGTTCGCAGTATCATTCCAAGTGATTTTTTTATTAAAGGAAAAAATAATCGAAAGAAGTTTCGATTTGATTATATTTTTAAAACAGAAGCTGCTAAGTTTGATAATACTCGTCATATATCAGGTTCACCTCATCCATTATCTTTATCAGAAATATGTTGTTCTTATGGTCATATTAAAGCATACAAAACTGCGGTAGATGATAATGTCAAAACGTTTCTTGTTATAGAAGACGACGCCATTGTTAATGAACAATTATGTGATAATGCTTTAGAATGGAAAGAGTATATACCTAAAGACTGGGATATAATTCATTTCCATTCTTGGCGTGATTTTTCTGGTAAAAGAGAACCACTATTAGTTAAAAAAAGAAAACAAGTTAATGATTATTTTTATACCGGTTATAGGGAGCATGGTGGTACGGTTTGTTACTCTTTAACTGCTAAGATAGCTAAACAGTTATTAGCTACTAATTACCCTATTGTACTTCCATCTGATGGTATTATTGCGACTTTATCTGCATCAATTTGGGCTCGTAAATTTTATAATGCTTATGTTTTTCATCCATTTTTATGTATAAATACCATGTTTGAGAGTCAAATAGATAATGAAAAACAAATTAGTAAACGGTTCACTACTCGACAACAAAGATATAAAAAGGCTTCATTCGACCCTACAAAATATTAAGTAGATTTAAAGTATATATATTTCTCTTCATCAGCTGAATATGTTTGTGAAAAAGTATATCCAGCTCCTGTTAAACTGTCTGTTAACAACATCCAGTCAGGTATAATAAAAATTTTATGTTTACAATTTACTTGTTCTATCTTATTAATTAAATCATTACTTAATAATCGCATATGTTGCAATACATCCTTACATATTAAAATATCGGCATACTCTGGTTGAAAGTTATCACTCATGATATTTTCTGTTGAGAAAGTAAATGTTGGGTGGTTTTGTTTATTTGTATTTATAATACTTGTGACCCAGTCAACACCTTTGTAGGTCATACCATCTAACACTTGAACAATCCATTGAAGATCACCGCACCCTATATCGAGTATACTCGATGCATTATTTGCTGTAATAAAATTTTTTAACCATTCTATTAGTTCAGTGTTACACTCTAAAAGACTTCCCGGGCCTGAGCCTTGCATCTCCCAACCTCCGCGTTCATATATAAACTCCCATTGTGCGAGAGAAACATTTGCAGGATCAAAATCATCTTCGTGCCAATCTGTGGCTGTGAACAGTAGTGCCATATTTTAATTATTTATAAATATTAATATTAAATTAGCAATAAATTATTTGCATCAAGTATCTAAATTATTATCAAATAATAATATCAAGCATTGGCTCGATTACGGAACATTATTACATGGTTATAGAGATAAAGCAATTAATAGTAGTGATGTAACTCCTAAAGGAATTTGTTCTTCTGATAATAAGTTAAACGATGTTGATTTTGATGTTAGCTTTCTCTTTAAAGATTATGATAAAATTAGAGAAGTATTTAAGAATGCTAATATATCATATGTCGTAGAAATAGAAAATTCTATTCTTCGATTAACTGACACTATGCGTATGACTGATATTCCACAACGTCAGAAATATAGTATGTGGGTGGATTTATTATGCTGGCATGAGATGTCAGATAGTAAAAAATTAATTAATGAATATCAATTTGACATTCAAAAAACTAGATTAAGCAAATATTTTATTGAAGAATTAGATGAGATGGAATTGTACGGGTACAAATTCCCGGTACCGAGATATACAGAAAAATACTTACAATTAAGATTTGGTAATTCGTGGCTAACACCAATGACTAAAGAGTATTATGAAGAACATGAAATAGATATTAATAAAACTTTATTTCAAGAAAATAATATTACAGTTTTAGTTGAGGGAGTATGGGATTTATTTCATCAAGGTCATGTAGAATTATTGAAGCGAGTATATGATATTTATGATAAAGTTATAGTGGGTGTCGCGTCAGATGATTTAGTTAGAAGTTATAAAAGAGATCCTATTATACCATATGAGGATCGAGTTAAAATGTTAGAAGCATGTAAGTACGTAGATGAAATTTATCACAATGCACCTGTAATAAACATGACAGAAAAAGTTTTAGATAGCTGTGGTGCTGACTATGCCTTACACAGTGTTGCGGATTCAAATAACTGGAAGACTGAATTAAGAGAGTTAGCTAAATACGATCAATCTTTAATCGATAGTGGTCGTGCTCATTTCTTATCTTATACAAATTATCATACAACAGATATTATAAATATGGTCTTAAAGAAATATACTTGATGTTTGTAGTAAGTATCATATAATCTTTATATGATTTTAAAAGATATCGATCTGTATGATGGAGATTTAATTCACCACCGGTTTGCTTATAAATATTTTCGGAAAAAGACTCTCCCGATTGGAAATATTGTTGCGTTTCGAGCACCAATGAAGGTAGAAGCGGATGGGATGATTGATAATGAAGACCTTCTTAATAATGATTTTATTTATTCTGACGATGCTGTCAATTTTTGCTGGGAGCTTCCTAATTTATGCCCTATGGGTGCTGTCTTCTTTCAAAGATTATTCAATACACAAATTGCGAACCTGTTGTCAACGAAATATTTAAAGACTCCTATTGAAGTTGATGGTGATGACTTAATTGTACATAAAGAATTCGAGCAACATGGTATTATTCAACCAAAAGGTAAGTGCAGTGTGAGTATAACCTATTCAAAAGACAATGTCGCTATCGGTCACACTGCAATTAATGTAATTGCTGGTCGAAAGGCACCGTCTTTTGCGTTTTCCACTAATTTAACCGACAATCAAGTGGAGGAATTCATGAAAATCGTGGTGGATTTGTACTATTCCATGACGGATGACGCGTTTATCGCGACAACCAAATTAACCGTATGAGTCTTGGTACTATGTCCAAATTTTTTTTGCAAAAACTGGGAGATTTTGCTATTTTGCATTTTTAGAATTGAATTTTTTGAGGTTGTATACGCGATCCAAATTTTTTTTCAAAAAGTTCACTCAAACCTGGTAATAGATCTTAGACTGTCTGTATTATGAAACAAGCAAACAACTTTTTTGATTTTGTAACTAATATTTTGTTCGAGAAGGATAAAATTGATATAGATGCCACATCTGCACAAATATATTCTCCATACATAGTGAACAGGTACGTGACATTTGCTAATGCTCGATTTGTCTCAGTAATAAACAATAGTGTTAATATGTATGGATCAGTTTTTAGTATAAATGTTGATCATTATAATTTTTTACATGCTTTAATTCCAAAGACAAAAAGAAAATATATTAATTATACTAAAAAAATAAAAAAGGATAAAAAGATATATGAAAGGGTCTGTAAACGGTATGAATTGTCCCGACGTGAGGTGGATTTGTATTCAGAAACATTTAAGATAAATATTAAAAAGTATGAGTGAGAAACAGTTAAAGAAAGAATACGAAACGGAGTTAAATAAGTTAGATCTGACTGATAGTGAACGAGAGGCTTTTGATCATGATGCTAAGCGCAGCTTAATTGACCTAGAGACGTATCAAGAGACTGATACATTTAGTCTTCAAGGATATAAATTGAGCAAAGTTATGGACGATATTGTTTTAGCACAATATGTAGACTTATCAAATGATGGTCGGTCTGTTATACGGAACGGCATACACATTCCACTGTCTCAGGTTAAACGTACATGGCGTCTAGCAAGAGTTATATTAGTCGGTCCGCATTGTAAGTTTACTACGCCTGGAGATGTAGTTTGCTTTCCAGATGATAAAGGTATTAAGGTTGACAATCTACGAGTAGTTGGTTATGATCAGTCTCTTAGAGATTGTCTCTTTCTAAATGAACAGCGCTTTTTTGGAATTTGT